ACGTCTATCTGGTGCAGTTTCTAATCCTGTAACATGACAACTAATAAATGGTGTAGTCTGAATCATGTTCTCACTGTTTTCTCTTACTATGTGTGCCGCCATTCTGCTGACGTCACCGTAGCGTACAGGTGCAGTTTGATATACTACATTGCCAGCACTATCGGTATGCATTGCAACTTGAAAGCCAGCAAATATTCTTATAAACTGTTGAATATATCTACGAAGTTGCTTATCGTAAAAATATGGTACTGCGGTAAGTTTTGAACTTTGATATGCCATTATGAATTATCCGCCTGTGGTTTTATAACTTCACTTAGTGCAGTTTGTTCTTTTGTTTCCTGATCATCAACAACAGTAGTGTTTTCATTGAATATGTAATCACTGGCATTGTAAGTTTTATCAGTCCATGTCTGACCAGTAATATTGTCATATAGTCTATGCCATCTATTTCCTCTCCTTACAAATAGTCTATTTGGACTAAAATCTGTTCTAATAAAATATTCGCCTTCTGTTGGTGTACTAGGAAATTGATCGCCACTTTGTATTGATTCACCATGATTGTAAGCATTGGATTGATTTACAAGTCCTCCACTTGTTGCATGGTCATATCCAAACAAATGTTCTGTTAGTGATGTACCAGTAGGATCAACTTTATCAGCCGCTTCAACAATAGCATCGCTGATGTTAAATTCTGTTTTGTATGTACTGAGATCATTTTTGAGACTGTCTTCTGCACCGTCTCCTAAAATGTCGTAGTATTCTTGACTGTCTGTAAGTGGGCTTAGTTTTACACGCCATATATGAGGATACCAAGTTTGACTAAATCCTTCTGCGCCTCTATTTGCATCATTTACAACATAATATTTGTTTATTGCTTTTTTGTCTGCATTCAACAATAATGCATCACGTAGATGAGGAAGCTCAAGCACATCTCCTGGCATAAGCCTTCTGCCCATTATTTCTACCATTTCGTTCATATGAAATGTCATGTATAACATATCATTGCTTAGAAATAATCCAAATTGTGTTAGGTCAAAGTCTGTGTCCTGTACATTATATACTCCACGTAATTCATAAATATCTTGGTCGTATTTTCTATCTCTGTTTTCCATAAACAACAAGTCTTGGACTTTTGTTTCGTTGATTATTCCTTCAACATTAATTACTTCGCCACTCAGTGGATCAACTTCTCTACCATCGATATAATTTGGTTGCGAAGGATCATCTTTATCCTGCGTTACTGCTGGACCTAAGTATTTGTGTACATGTACACCTGTGCCACCAATGCTAAACTGCTCACGGATATTCCTGTCCATGAAGTGATAATCGTTAGTTTTGGTCGGTTTATAGATACTTAAACGTGGCATACAGTTATTTATCGATACCTTAAAGGTTGACAAATTTACAAAAGATGCTAAATTAGTGTGTAAAGGCACAAACAGAGAGGCATAGTTATGGCTACACCAAGAAGTCTAGTAAAAAAATCTAAGAAGAAAGTACCACTTAAACGTATTAGGAAACGAGGTTTACAAGCACCTGGTTTTGAGAATTGGGAAAATTTAGATGGTGCAAAGTTTCATGCATTGAAACGGCACAACAACGATTTCTGGTATATGAACTATAAGCACAATGAAAACATTGAACATATGTTTACTTGGATGAAAGAAAATGGATACTCTAAAACTGACATATCCAGTGCTAAAAAGGCGGCAAAATTTGAAGGACTAGTTGGCATTTACTGCCGAATGTTATTGGATGGTTGTCCAGACTATAACGAAAAAGAACAAGAATATTGGCAATCATGTCCTGGAACTACTGGTAGTATCAAGCCAATGACAGTTTACATCAAGTCCAAGATTACGGAACTTATAGAAGCTGGTAAACTAATTGTAGAAGAGAAAAAAGCTACAACAAAAAATGTGTACATTCCTAGTATACAAGAACGTTTGGAAGAGGCGGCTATAGATAAAACTGAAGAGTTGGATCAATGGATTGATGATTGGTTAATTGATAGCAAAGCTAATCCACTCAAAGATAAAGTTCCTTTAAAACTGTTCAAGAAGAAACAAATTAATCTTGGACACCTACGTTTTGTAACAAACTGGTATACTGGTAGCTATGAAGAACTGCAAGAGCTAGCTGATCTTCCAACTGCTAGTAAACGAGACGAAATGCAACAACAACTTGCTGAAGGTTATGATACCTACAGTAAACCACAGATAAAAGAACTTACAGATTTTTACAAACGATTGTTCGATGCTATTGAAATTATGAAAGCTGAACAAAAACAAAATCGTGCAGTTCGTAAACCCAAAGTTAAAAGTGCTCAAGAGCTTGTTAAGAAACTCAAGTTCAAGTCTAGTGATGGAGACTTTGGTATTGCTAGTATTAACCCAAGCGAAATTATTGATGCAACTGCGGTAGTTGTATTCAATACAAAAAACCGTAAGTTGGGCATATACTATGCAGATGATCACGCACAGTTCAAAGTTAAAGGCACAACACTACAACATTTTAGCGAAACACGAAGTGTGCAAAAGACAGTTAGAAAACCAAGTGAAGTTCTGCCTAACTGGAAAAAAGTAACAAAACACAAACTTAAAGCACAGTTTGGATATCTCAAAACTACTGAAACCAAAATGAACGGAAGATTTAATTCAGATACAATTATCTTAAAAGCATTCAAATAAATATGTATATGAGATTGTATGAATTAGTTGAAGCACGGGTAGAGCCTGACAAAAAGTTTATGAGTCAGGTTGAACAAATTCTCGACGACAGTATCAAAGAGTATCAAGAAGTATTAGATGACAACGGAGATGTAGATGACATCGACGAACTTGAGGAAATACTAAATCAAAACAACTATGACAATTTGCCTATAGAGTTTATTGCCACAGACCAAGAACGCGAAGATCCAAATGAATGGATCAGTGCAGAAGCTGGTATAGACAAAAGCGGTAAATTTATGAATGTGTATTTGTTTACAAAAAACTTAGAAGGCAAATACGGTCCAAAAACTTTCAAACAAATTGTAATGCGTATGCTTGCACATGAAACAATTCATTGGAATCAGTACAATAAAATTGGACTAGACAAAGTAAACAAAATCAAAAGCGGTCATCAAAAAGGTACTGAACTAGCAAAGAAAACTGGAGATCCAAAAGATTGGATGCGTGAATATTTGCGTGATCCACATGAACTTATGGCATATGGCAGTGACCTTGCTAGTGAAATAAAAGACACAGATGATCCTGAACAAGTTTTACGCAATCCAGAAGCATACAAAGGTGAGTTACCTAGCTATGCTAGATATAGACAGGTTTTTGAGCCTAATAGTAAAGAGATTAAACAACTGCTCAAGTATACTGCTGATTACTATAACGGATAAATATTAGTATGGCACTAGTAGATGAACTAACAAAAGAGATAGAACTTAGACTTGGTGGGCAGATGGTTGACGTTGAGCTTGACCCTGAACACTATGAATTATCTATCAAAAAGAGTTTTGAAAAATACAGACAGAGAAGTGAAAATGCACTTGAAGAAGCATTTGTAGCACTTACTCTTGTAAAAGATCTCAGCGAGTATACACTAGACAATGAAATAATTGATGTGCTTGATGTATATAGACGTAGTAGTGGTACACTTAATAGTGCAAGTAGCGGTGACATTGAACCATTTGAAACTGCATATCTAAACAACTATTTGCTATACAGTGGTAGAGCAGGCGGATTAGCAGTATATGATGCTCTAAGCCAACACAGAGAGCATTTGGGTAAGATGTTTGGTGAGAACTACACATTCACTTGGAATACGGTTACCAAAAAACTTTTACTACACAGAAGAGTAAAAGCAGATGATACAGTATTTTTACATGTATACAAACAACGCAATGATGAAGAATTGTTACAAGATCCATATTGTTTGCCTTGGCTTAAAGAATATGCATTAGCAACTGCAAAACTTATGCTTGCAGAAGCACGTGGTAAATTCAACACTATTGCAGGCCCACAAGGTGGTACAAGCCTTAATGCAGATGCTTTGCGAATGGATGCACAAGCACAATTAGATAAACTAGAAGATGACCTAAAATACTATGCTGAAGGACAACAAGGCCTCGGCGTAATTATTGGTTGACAAATTATATTTTCCCTAATACAATAAAAAAATGATTATAGGAATATGCGGATTAATCGGTAGTGGTAAAGGTACTGTTGCTGATATTTTAGTAGAGAATCACAACTTTGAAAAACTTAGTTTCGCTGACAAACTCAAAGACGGCGTAGCAAGTGTTTTTGGTTGGGATAGAGATATGTTAGAAGGCGACACAGATCGCAGTAGAATATGGAGGGAAAAAGCTGATAGTTTCTGGTCAAATGAAACAGGCATGGAAGTAACTCCTCGACTAGTATTACAGTTATTTGGTACTGACTGTATGCGTAACGGATTTTTTGACGGCATTTGGGTAAGTCTAGTAAAACAAAAGATATTAGAAAATCCAAACAAAAATTGGGTGATACCAGATGTACGTTTTCCAAATGAAGTTAAAATGATACAAAGTGTGCAAGGTCAAGTATGGCAAGTACGCAGAGGTGATTTGCCTGCTTGGTTTATGGATAAACGTGACAATAACGTAGAACCTACAGATGTACATGCTAGCGAATGGGCATGGATTGACAAGGATAATACTTTTGAACAAATCATACAAAATGATGGCAGTTTAGAAGATTTATTAAAAAAATTACAAAAAATGTTGTAAAAAAGGTTGACAGTATGACATCTTGGTGCTATAGTGTATGTATAGTTAGAAACAAGGAGTTAATAGATGTTTAGAATCCCTAGCTTTTATGAGATGAATGTGACCTTTGATGATGCATGTCGTACAATTACAAACTTTGGTAATGGTAGTATGCTTGAAGGTATGGAAGCAATGAATCATGCTTGGGAAGAACATTGCAAGTCCGATGCTGAAGATGATGTTTTCTTTGAGCATTTTGAATATGAAGTGAATGCTT